GATTATCTTGGGCGTTCCTATTTCTATGCTCAACTAATAAAGAGCCGGGATCAGTGCCGGTCATTAAAATCCATGCAATTCTACTAATGTAATAACTTTTACCTTTGTGTTTTATTGTCCATGTTTTACGTCTTTCTGGTCCTCCAAGGGATCCTATTGGTTTACCGACTTTCTCCTTGTCTGCATTGCAACGAGCCTTTATTAAAAACAGTTCTCCTGTTTCTGGTACGTACTTGTAGTATTCTTTTAGCTCTTCAACGGCGGGCAACGGACAGGGAGCTACCATTGGCTTGATGCGTGTATCAATATCCTAGCATACACGGATCAATTTATCGCCATAATTCATGAAGGTATATACGAGTGCCAACCGAAACGTCTGCCGGGCCTGGGAGGCTTTGAATAAACTCAGCGCCTGAACGCTCGTAACGGTAACGAGCTTGGAACGGATCCTTGTAGTTAGGTACGTAAAGGATGCCGGCTAAACGGTTGGTTTCGTAGAGATAAATCTCATCCCAAACCTTAAGCGCCTCTTTGGCATTACTGGATCTGATCGTACGATCAACGTCACCAACAATGTTTTCGATGCGTGTAGAAGGTGAAGTAGCAACTTCAGTCCTCTTTTCAGCAGTGTCGCAACGTCCAATTTGGATAGCAATTTTGTCATAGAAGTATGAATCCGGAACGGTGTTCATAGCTTCTTCAAGTCGGGCATAGTCACCCGCCGGCACGGAAACCGTGAAGTAGCCTAGGTGATACCTGACTCTACTCTTGTCAAAATCGCTGAGCTGCACAGCTTATTTCCGTATGTTCTCAATTATAAATGCAGTGAATTAAACGGCGTATGGATTAGGAAGGCTGGCTAGTAACTCCATGGGGTTGATTGTTTGAGCGGGTTGCAATAACTGCTGGACAAGTTCACGTTTCATTTTGGTTGCACCGCTTTCTTTCGGTTCACCTGCAAAACCAGTGCCAAGTAAGTAACCCATTAAAAACTCTTTGGGATCTGTGCCAGCACCTGATGGATCCTGTACCTTGCTACCTGTGAGGTCAGAAGCTTCTCCTAGCGTCTTCATGTGACCATAACCAAGCTCATATTTTCCATCTTCTGTTGTCCAGGTGGCTAAATTACCGTAACCACCTTCATTGGGGCGAGGTTTAAATTTGACATCTCCTTCTACAAAAATCTCAGTCCCTTCTGCACCGGCATAATCTCTACCCCGATGATACGTGTTAGCACCGGCAATACCTGTATTCCTGGGACCAAAACCAGAAGTCATTGTAAGGCCGGCTGCTGGATTTAGTTGCAACCCACCTTTTTCATCGGGAATATATTTAGGAACTCGATTAGGTCCGACCCTGACACCTAAAAACTTACTGCGATGAATACCAGGGTCTTCGTATTGATTGGTCTGAAGGTTTAATACATAGCTATGCAAATGTGGACCGGAAGAAATTCCAGTAGATCCAAGCTGCCCTAGTCGCGTGATCTTTGCCATATCTACATTCTAAAAGTAAAAACCCCTGGTTTCCCAGGGGCATAGTGTGGAGATGAGTAATCAAACCCTGATCAGGTCCGCAGCAATCACCGCATCCCAGTCAACTCGCTTGATTTGTTTTAACTGTTCGAGATTGTTGAACCTTTCACCCGATAAGGACATCTGAAGATCTTTAATCTCTCGGGCTGTTTTCAATCCAATACCCTTAATATGATCAGCGATCATTTGGGCGGTAGCTGAATTGATGTTTAAACGGTTGTCCGGGGGGAAAGTACGTGGCTCTTCCTGAGCAGCTTTATCTTTTACCTGAAGCGTCTTTACCGTTTTGGTAGCAGCCTCATCAGGTGTAAGTTCAGTTCTGTAAGCGGTATAAAGGCGACCGTCCTGATCTTCGACCATGTACCAGTCGCCGTTATCCCATTCGCTTACAATCTTGACTCTTGCACCTGTTTTTTTGTGCTGATAAAGCATTGCTGCAGTGGTTGACATAAGACCAGTTACTTACTGGTCTTAGTTTAACCTAATCAGCTAACAGTGCGGCCCAGGAGGTAGCCATCGATATCTTCGTAGCCAGGTGCCACGTCAGGTTGAACGTAGCAGCACTCAACCACGAGGTAACCAGTACGGCCGCCAGTGGAATCACCACTGGAGATGTAGAAGCCACCGGAAGTAGCAGTGCTATTCGCGGTTTCTTTTGCAAACACACGCAGGGTGGTTGCAGAGGTAACAGCGTAGTTCACGTTACCAGCGGTCACACCGGCTGCACCGGATGCAATCAGGAACGGATTGGTGCTGTAAGCAGCGGAACCAGCAGCGAAGAAGATCTCACCAGCCTGGGTACCAGACACGGTGGAAGTCAGGTTGGCCTGGATCACACCTTCGCCAATACCGGAGGCAGCGGTGGGGCTACCACCATTGCTGCGACCGAAGGAAATCACGTTACCAGTGGCGGCATAAACACCAGAGGAAACACGACCGTCACCCCAGCCAGAAGCAACGGAGATGGTGGCGCGGTATACATAAGCAGGCAGAGTGCTGCTACCAGAGATCACCATGCCGGTGATGTCGGGGCGGGTGTCGTCCTGGCGGTAAGGCGAGGGAACGATCACTGCAGCAGAAGACACAGCACCAGAGCCAGAGGTGGCAGTCACAGGGACATAACCACGCTGCTGGAAGTAACGGTAACCAGGGACAGCCAGCACAGAAGTGGGGCCGCCCTTGGAGCCGTCATCAATACCTGCGTAGTCGGCATCAATGTTCTTGTACCAACCGTTCAGGGGTTCCGCCCAGTTACCTGGGAAGATTTTTTTAGCGGACAAATAGGTCATTTATCTTTTCCTATGTTGTGGTTTATACGTTAGTTATCAAACAGTGCCGTCATCTTGCACAAAGCTGTAAGCAGTGGTCACGAAGTCCTTGTTCAGGATCTCGAAGCCAGCGTACAGTTGCCAAATCAGGATGATGAAACGGCTGAAGTCATCGTTGTTGTTGATGAGCACCTGAGCGTTCGGGCCGCCGATACCAACACCAACAGACTGAGGACCGAAGAAGAAACCTTGAGCTGCTTCTTTGGAGGCATAGGTGGAACCACCATCAAAGGAGGCAGTCACACTCTTGGTCGGGAAGTTAGTCGACTCGAAGAACTTCACGCCTTCAAACTGAACGCCAGTAGGCATTACAGGTTCACCAGCCAGGAAATAACCCTGACCAGCTTGGGGACCCATGTAGAAGCTGGCGTTGTTAGGCATCATGGGGTTACCCATGTACATGCCTTGGCCAGGGTTACCGGAGTAACGCGCAATCTCACGGAAGTCAGGATCACGACGCAGGTGCATCATGAAGGTAGGATCGCAGATGCAACGATACAGACCATCAGCGAAGGTCGGAACGTTACGCTTGCGCAGATCCTTAACAACAGTCAGCAGGTCAGTACGCACCTGGAACTGCTGAACTTCATTACCGTATTCGGTGGAGGTGTAGCTGACACGACCAGAGGAATCTTTGATCTTGTTACCAGCGAAGTAGTAACCACCTTGGGTAGTAGAAGCAGCGCCATTGGCTTCTGCTTTCGACAGTTCGTCAATAAAGACGCGGTCACGCCAACGGCGATAGTCGTCAAGCAGCGTCAGGCTACCGATCGACTGGTGGAACATATTCAGGTTGCCCGAATCCAGAAGCAGGCGCTGGGCCGTGATCAGGGTTTCGCGAGCAATCTTGAAGGTCGAAGGTTGAGTTGGATCACCCGGGTCGGCAGGACCAGTGTATTCCTTAAGCACCACCAGGACTTTCTCCTTGGTGATGTTACGGCTGTTAGCGGTACCGATGGTTTGGTCGGCAATACGCTCACGGCTGTCCTTAGTACCAGGGGTACCCCAGAACTTATAGCGATCAAGCTGAACAGTTTGACCAGGCTGACGAGTGAAGTCGTGAACAACTACAGGCTCGACTGCCATTTCTGCGATGTACGCAGGGTGGGGACGGTAAAGTTCCGCACCCAAGATTTTTGGAAAATCGTTCTCCTGGTCTCTAGTTTCTTAGAGGGGTGGACTATCTCTTCATCCCTGTNGGATGCCGGACGCTAAATCTGGTATTACGTAACAAGNNCGTGTTACACCCAGTAGTCTCTGCACCTTCCAATCACGACTTGATTGGCTTGGCTCAGGATTACCCTCGTCTTTACGTTAGGGCTTCCCTGAATTCATCCGGTTTGCACTCATCGATTGCTCGGTGAGGTGACAACGTTGAGCGTTCAGTTGAGGCATGCTATGCTTTGGAAAGCTGTTTATGAACAACATGGATCCAAAACTTGTTCCTGGATTTGGTAATCTTTACTTAACGGAAGAGGGAAAAGCTTTTGAAAAACAACTTGATCCCGATGATCAAGAATATTTTCAAGAGATCCCTATTCGTTCGACCAGTGTTTACAACCGTATTTCAGTTCTTGTAGATGGGAAGAGAAAGCGTTTTCATCTTCATGTCTTGATGGCAGTTGCTTTCTTAGGATTGGATCTGCGTTCGCATGGAACCAGTAACTTTTCCTTACAAGTTGATCACAAAGATAATGACAAGAGGAATAATCGACTTGACAATCTAGAGATCGTTACCAAACAAGAGAACTTAACAAGAGCCTGGAAGAGCGGTTGTTATAAAAACAATGGCTTTGCCAGTAAAGGAGCACCGAAGAAATCTTTGAGAAAATTTTCTTCGGAGGATGTGGCTCAGATTAAAGCTTTAAAAGAAGCGGGACTTTCTTATCGAAAGATTGCTGAAAAGTTTAACTGTAACCACGGAGCTATTTACCAAATCTTGAAGGGCTATACCTACCAGGATCTGAACTAGCTATCAATAAACACCTTGGTTTATCCTCCAGTGTCGATGTTTTTATCGGGTGAAAGATAAAGACATTTACGTCTTATCTAACACAAATTTTAGCAGGTAGTGAACTTAAATGTCACATGTACTGCGTACTAGCGTAAGGTGTTACGCCATATTTGGCACTTGCAGTGTTGCTAGACCCAGGGGATTCTGGATCAATAGCCATTCCTTGCTGGAATCCTGGAACACCCATAGCACCAGGGATAGCACCAAGTGCTACACCGCCAAGACCAGCGGTAAGTGCTGCGGCAGGAACTGCGCCCGCTGCCATTGCTTTTCCGATGTTACGCGGTGTAATCCTGTCAGCAACATTTCCGGCAGCACCGGAAAGATTTAGTAAGGCATCAGAGACCAAGTCGTTCTTTGCGCCATAACTTGCACGAGACAAACGATCTTCCGCTCTACCGAGTAAACCTTGCGCTTGCTGTGAAAGCTGTCCGCCATACTTACCGGCTAAGGCAATATCACGAGCACCTTTCAAACCTGCAGCGCCGCCAAGAAGACCTGCGCCTGCGGCAAGAGCAGCAGAACCGGGATCTTCACCTTGAGAAAGGGCGTACCCACCAACGCCTAAACCGGCAGCGATAGGTACACCGTATTTAAGAGCGCCACGCATGGCCTCACTCCATCACAAACAGTTTGTTGGCAACAACTTGAGGCTGAGCTTGGTTCAGGAGGCGCCAGGCTTGTGCAGGATCCACATCCATTTGTTGCTTGAAGCTGCCCCAGAAGTTTTCAGGTTGCTGAGGAGCGGAAGCAGCAGGGGGTGCAGGGAATTGGCCCATATAGTTCTGGATCGATTCCGTAGGATAACCACGGGTTTCCAGTTGGGACTCATCCTCATACACAGGGTACGGACCTTCAGGACCAAAGAACTTCAGCGTGTAATCGCTGAGCACATCAGGATTGGTCAGGATTTCGTTGTAAGCCAGATTCTCTTGGTGCTCGGCAACAGAGAAATTAGCGAAACGATGAAGAGTCTCTTGTGCTTTACCACCCCAGGCAACAGCACTGTCAAGCATGGCTTCCAGTTGGAGGCCATAGTTATTGAGAACAGCAGGTGCGTCCCAACCGTAAGCATTAATTACGTTTCTGCTTTCCGGGCTTAGTTGCAGGTAATCCGCGATCGCGTTTTGCACCTCGCTCGTCGGGTTGAGGCCGTCGAGTGTTGAGTAAATTGTCGAGGAAATTTGGGAAGAGCTGGGCGAGTAAGCCTGGTTGGGTGACCAGGTCTGCTGAGCCGATTGTTGCGTAGCTGGGTTGCTGTACTGCTGACCGTAGTTGGCCGGTGCGTACTGGGTCGGAATCTGTGATGGTTGACCCTGGAACGGGGATTGAACTGGACTGCTCAGCAGATTCACCACCTTGTTGAACGCCGATTCCCACGGATTGCTGTTCGCTTCCGCTTGGTATTGGGGGGCGTACTGAGTAGGGGCTGATTGGTAATTGGGGGCCGCCTGAGGCACCGCTTGGGGGTAGCTGGTACCCACCTGATACGCCACTGGAGCTTGGGGTACTGGAGCCTGGGCTGGTACCACGTAGCTGCTTGGAGCCACCGCCACTGGTGCTTGGCTCGTCTGTGGGATCGATTGGACGGTAGCGTCCTGCATAACTCATCTCCTTTTGTAGAGCTTCTAATGTTCGATACAGATATGGAGTTAAATCCAATCTTGGATCCGCAGCCATCGGAAGATCCGGTGCTTGCGGGTGGGGAGTCTGCATCATTCCCCCCACTAAGCGAGCGAATTGAGAGTATGCACCCTGTAATTCGTTCACCATCCTGAAAGGGAACCCAGATAACATCTCGGCCCTTTCCTCATCCGTCTTAGACGGGAAGAGGTATTTCAGTGCTTCAATGCTATCAACACCTAACTCCTGGAGGTTTCGTACCACGATGGAGTTGTTGAGGATGTCTTGGGTGGAGTCCTCATAAACAGGACCCATCCAACGCCACAAAATAGTTAAATCACCGTCCGGAATAAGACCAATAACCTTGGGTGGAATCTGTTGGGTCTCCACACAAGCCATCATAAGTTGTTTGAGTTGGTCATTGTATTGCTTCATTGCTTCTTCATATGCCATCTCTTCTTCTGGGGAAGCACCGTCAGGTAGATCCACGGGCTTTTCCAAGCCTGCTGCCATCGCAAGCGTCGTCTTAAAAAGTTGTTCTTCCTGGTAAACAATCAACTCAAGACAACGACAGATGCCATGGGTGTAAATAGCATTTGCTTTTTTCTTGGATGTAGCAGCTACGCGACCAAACAGTGATTTGTACTCAGTTGCAGTAACGCCTGCAGAGATAGACAGTTCATCAACACCACCAAGTGCTGTACGGATCTCTTCTCGATACTGACGCGCAAATGCGTTTTGGTCACCTGTAATTGCATCGGGGACAATGTAACCAACACGGTCGTTTGGTTCCAGGTTTGCGATGACTCTTGGTACACGGATCTGACCATCAGCACCACGGCTGACAGGATCTGCTTTGAACGTAGAGCGACTCAAGGCAGCAGGACTCGTGAAGCCAGAGTTTGCTGCAATCGAAGGTCGCTGAACACTCATGTCCCCACCTGCTTCCATCAGGTCTGTCTTGGGACGTGACGAAAGTAGTGTTGGGTTACCAAAGAAAGTAATGTTCTTGCGCATGGTGCGCATCAATTCATCATGCGTGCAAATGTGATTAGCAACTGCATCAAACTCACCAGAGCCTTCATTTGAAAAGCCTTGGGTGTTGTTAATGATTTCAACGCAAGGAATAAAGCCAAGACTATTTTTAAGCGTTTTGGTATTACCTGTTAACGCATAGGTTGGCATGTCAAAATTCAGCTCCGAATCGGAGTGCGTCTCTTCAATTTCTTTTGGTTTAATTGATAATCGGATATAACGCTTAGCACCGGGATTGTATGTGCTTTGCGATCCAGTGATATTGACTGTATTAATTTGATCGCCAAAGCCATTGCCACGGCGCACCTTGTAGCTGTAGATGATTACGACTTCGTCAAGCTCACCGTCAACGTTGTAATAGGCACGATATTCATGTTCACGAAAGTAATAAAGTCTATAGCTCTGCTTGGTAGGACGGATGTAAAAAAGTCCTTTACCATCACACAAAAAGTATTCCCAGATGGAATCCAAGCGGGTATCCATCTTGTTGTACTTAAGGACCCTGTCGATAAAGTCTTTGCGCTGAGCGCCAAAGTTATCTTGTCCTGGAAAGAACTCAACTCCTTGGCGAATACCAAAGAGTTTCATCTGTGCAATATGAGACGCAACAATACCCGTATCTACAACAATGTCACTGTTTTTATCCAGGTAGGCATTGATGATTTCGTGGAGTCGGGCTTTAGCGTCAGCCATTATTCACCTTGTCTTTTATCTAAATACTAGCAGTTTTGTTGGCTAATGTTGCTCTCTGATCCGTTTATTCTACTCTTCTATAACCTCGTAGCCAGCCGCATCATTGACCTTGGAGATGATGATGCCAGTGCCGCGAACATCCCAGTTAAGTACGTCGCCTTCTTGCCAGCAAAGCTCTTCTATTACCTCATCGGGAAGAACAATGTACTGATCTCCGTTCTCGTCCTCCTGGACCTCGAGGATGTAACTCATTTGGATTCAAGTAATTTCTCAACTAGCTTATCAAGCTTTGCATTGATTTGATTGAAGTTATCATGCATTTGTTGGATCTCTCTTAGGAAGTCAACCTTAAGAACGTACTCTAAAGGCATACGTTTTAAATCGTCTTCCAAGACGTCAATCCTTCGCTTTTGCGAACCGATGTAATTAAAAGCTTGTTGGATCTGGTCGTTTTGCCTGCCAAGGATCTTGCCTGCGACCCAACTGCCACCAGTAATAGCGGACACAACGGCCGTCAAACCGATAGCAATATATTCAGGCCCCACGACCAAATTCGCTTTTTTCTAATTCTAAGGTTTAGTAATCAAGTTGAAGTTTACCTTTTTTCATAAGACCATTAATCATCCAAACAAGAGCGTCGACACAGTCGTCATGACTGCTAACACCAAAGTTAGTTAGCTCTTCAAACATCGCGGTGAAGTTACGATACCGATTGAAGATGATCTTACGGTCCTCAAAGAGTCCCATACAACCACGGAAGCGTGCCAGCTTATCTGCACGGAATCCTTTGACGGGATGCCAATTCAAGTTGTAAAGACTTTCGTTGTTTAGACACACACGCTTAAAGTCAGCTTCAAGAGAAGCCTGGTACTGCACGGCTTCTGAGTAAATGTCACACGTGGAGTAGGTCGGAAAATAATTACCGCTTTCATCGCAGCCAAGTATCGACCAATCATTAAGCAATTCTTTAAGAGCATCTAGTTTTTCTAGGTTGCCCATCACACGCAATCGGCGGTAATCAATGACGTGAATCTGATCTCCGATGCGTCCACCAAGCACCATGACAGTATAGTCATTTCTTTCTTTCGTACCAGCTGATAAGTCAACCCCCACAGCAAGCGTGTCGAACTCTGTTGCAATCTCCGCTTTGACAATCAGCTCTGGAGCCAACGACAATTCATTTTGCCTGATGACTTGATTCATGTACTGGAACGAAAAAGCAATAGGTGCTTGTCGTTTCTTTTCCTTCAAATAATCCAATGACCACATCTCTGGCCAATAGGATTGTTCATCCCCAGATTTAGGATCTTGCAAGATTGCGGACAACACAATTTGCAGCCAGTTGTTTTGCGTATTAAATGTTGTGGAATGAATGTCATCATGTCTGAAGCGGGTACCAAGGCAGATAGCCCGTGCCCCTTCAAACATGGTGGGTGCAATCACCGCATTCCAGTTGTCCTGCATCTGTTTACGGATGTCAGGGTTAGAGATATCAGCCGCAGATTTAATGGCGTCATCGATGATCACAAGGTGTGAACGCTTGGAGGTCACCGAACCTTTAAGGCCTGCTGCGCAGAGTGTGAATTGTTCTTCACCCGTGGTGTCAATGCCAGCAAACTTGTGGTCAATGGACCAGTACTCATTACTGGTGACGTTCTTAAGAAGACGGACTGTTGGGAATACTTCTTGGTATCGTTTGCTTTCAATGATGCGTTTAATGGTTGCCGACTTAGAACGTGCAATATCAACCGTGTAAGACAAGTAAAGGATCTGTAGCGGCTTCTTGGCTTGCGTGTGGATACCAATGGCCCATGCAGTAAACAAACCAAGGACCGTGCTTTTAGCGGAGCCCCTGGGCGCCAGTAGATCAACGTTAGGTCCAGCAATCTTCAAAAGACAAGTGCTGTCCTGATCGGTTACAAAATGACGATGCCACTCCTTGTGGTGTTGAGCAGGAGGCTTATCAGCTACGTACTCACAAAAGAAACCAAAATCTTCCCTTGCTTTCTGAAGAGATTCAAGGTTTCGTGGAATACGAATTTGTTGCTTGCGTGCAGCAGCTTGTGCGTTACGACGGTAGGCAAGATGCTGGTATGCAGGCACGGTAGATATCGTTCAGTGTATTACTGAATACTACCCTATTTGTCATCCTCTTTGTTTCTTTTACTTGCTTGGTATTTACGGGCTTTATCTAGGGCTGCTTTTCTTTTCTCTTTATCCGACATCTCACTTCCGTCTTCGTTCTTGGCTTCTTTTTTCTTGAAGTGCTCCAAGAGTTCAGGCGGCATTTTATTTTTGCTCATTCTGTTTCTTCTGCATTAATGCATTCATAACTTCTTGCCCTTGTGCAACATTCTGCGCAAGGGGAGTTGGGCGACGAACACCTGCTCCTGACTCACGATTTTTTTGGAGTTGACGAGCAACTTCAAATAAACGTCCGGCAATATCTTCGCCGAAAACAGGAGGTTGTGCAGGTGGTTTTTGCATAGGTCTAGTCTAATTTATTTATTCTTCCATTTGCATGTGAGACCATACGCTCATCGATGCTTCTTCCAGTGGGACTTCAATCGGGTCATCTTTGAAGATGGTCAGTAACTCACGTATGGCGCGGTCAGCACCAGCCATTAGCAAGCCCTTGCGATCTTTGTTGCCCGTGAACAGATCAATCTGGGCGATGGTGCCACGGAGTTCTTTTTGCATGCTAGCGATCCTTGCAACGCCAGAATCACGCTTGACAACACCATTATCAATGTCTTCTCGAAGCTTGCGGATGTCCTCCTGCATAGCTTCAATTTCATTGATCAAAACCTTGCGGTGATCAGGCTTTGGATAGTTGTGTTGGAGCCAGAGATCACAGCCAGTGATGCATCCGTTATAACGCAAGAAACGAGCATATAGATAGCATTCGATTACGGAGAAGTTTTCCGAACAGAATGCCCTATATGCTTGCTCCGTTGGTGCGTCTAGATTATCGACCCACTGGTCGAAGATCTCAATATCGATATGCTCTTTGGGACTGAGCGTAGTCCCTTGCCTCGTCGCTTTGACCAAACTCCTGAGCTTGGGCTGCAGACTTTCTTTGCTCTTCACCTGATGTTCCAATAGAGGCTCGTTCTTGTGCACCAGCTTCCTTCATCTTCTCTTTGGAAGAACCAACGGAAACGTCTTGGAAGATTTTAACGGCAGACGCAGCTTTACGCGCTTTGTCCTCATCAAACAACAGATCATAAGAATTTAAATCCTTATCATCGTCGTAATAAAAATCTTCGTCGTTCATGACCGTTCCGTTTCCTTGATATCTTCTTTGATATCAGTTTCTTCTTTATTCAGTTTATCTGAAGGTTGCTCTTTGTTAAGGCGGCTTTTGGCGTATTTGTACGCAACATTTGCCGCCTGGCGATAACGACCCAGTTCTGCGGAAGTATCAGCAGAAGAGTCTTGCATCTTAGAAGTTACCCATCATGCTGGCAAGGCCACCAGCGAACACATCACGTTGACGTGCACGGTTGCCTTGGGCCGCTTGACGCATCTTGGAACCTTCAAGACGGCCGATGAGGGATTCAAAATCTTGCAGTTCAGCAGCCGACATACCGCCGCCGTACTGGCGAGAAGCATTTGCGTTTACAAGCTCCTGTGCTTCGGCTTCAGACATGCCTTCAGCCACGAGCTGAGCTTTGGTCCGATTAACACGAGCAGGGGTGTTGATAGAAGAATAAGCCATTTGTTCGAGAGATAACTCTACAAGTATTTTAGTATATTCAATTTAGAAATTGAACATACTAGTGATATTCCTAACCATTTCAGTGCCACGCTCAATGTTAGCGATGTTTTTATATCCAGCGTTTACAATCGCTTGAAGATCAATCTTACCTTTTGACTCTGCTTGGACCAAGGGGATGCGATTATCTACTTCGTATTTTGTACGCTCCGTTTGACCTGCTTCTTGCAACTGTGCAATTACTTTTTGTGCATCCCAACCGTAATTAGAAATCGCTGAACGATTTTGAAGCTCGGCGCCCAGGGCTGCCATTTGAGCTTCAAGTTGATTAACGCCAGGAGTAACGACTCCTCCTCCCGTCGTTACTCCTGTTGATGTATTTGTTGTTCCTGTTCCTGTTGATGTTCCTGTTCCTGTTGATGTTCCTGCACCCGAGGCTGCTGAAGCAAACGCTTCTTGACGTTGAACAACATTGCTGGCTTGCTGAGTACTTAAACCGGTTTTAGATGCAATAGAAGCAGCGCTTTGGCCTTGCTCATATAATTTCCTTGCTCTTTCAAAGTCAGCAGATAATGAACCACCGCCAGAAGAACTGCTTCCGCTAGAGGAGCTACCACCACCAGAAGAACTGCTTCCGCTAGAGGAGCTACGGGGTGGTGCTGACGATGCCGCAGGTGCTGCAGGTGCAGTTGGTGCAAACGTTGTTTGACGTTGAACAACGTTTGCTGCTTGAGAAGAACTTAAACCAGTTTTGCCTGCAATATAAGAGGCGCTAAAGCCCTGGGCGTGTAATTGTCTTGCTTTTTCAAAGTCAGCAGCTGATGACATGACTAATACCTTAATCCTTTAACAAAACAAAATAATCGAAAAAATTTAATCAGCCAGTACCAAGGATACTGCCAATAAGCGTAGGAACTTTTGTAAGATCATACGGAATTAAACCCCTCTGCAAATTACCACTTGCATCTGTAAGCATCGGTCCCCACTGGCGTTCCCACGCAAGATCGTCCTCTGTTTTGTATTTAGAGCGGCCTTCCGGTGATGCCAAGGCAAGATCAGTCAGTAATGCGCCAAAGGCCCCTGGATCATTAGGATTAACACGATAGGCGCCTGCAAGATCGATGCTGCGTTGCTTTTCTTCTTCTGTAGGTAAACGTCCGTAAATATTGGCATAAGTACTTTGAATAACAGGGTTAAGATATCCGTAACGTTCAGGGGCAACAGCACCTGGGGTTTTAGAGGAAAGTTTACGTGCAATTCTTTCTGTACGGCTAGGATTCCAGTCGCGTGCACTACCAAAAGCTCGGATTGATTCAGCTGCAGATTCAGGTGATTCTTGACCTAACTCAATGGCACGTGCCAGGCTTTTCCTAAAAGGTTTTGGCCTACCTTTTGAGTATCGATCTAAAAACCCACCAAACCATTCTTCGTCTGCGTAAGCCATGTTAATTAACCGTAAAAGGAACCAGCGCCGAGTCGAGCCAAGGCAGGACCGTACTTGCCTGCAAACTTATCAAACGTATCTTGACGAGCTGAGAAAGAATCAGCAGACTTAAAGGCAGGAGAGGTGGCTAAAGCAATCTCACGCTTTGTATCTTGATAATCAAGGAAACGCGGAAAGATTTGGCCGGCCAGGCCAGCACCCACCTGGTATTCCCTGTTTTCCTTCATTTGTTTTTCAGCTTCTTCTGCGGCTTTTTGTCCGCCGAAAAGAGAGCCGAGTGTACCAACAGCTTGTAGACCTAAACCTGCCCAGCCAATTGGACCAAGAGCAGCGCCGAGTCCTGCGGCAAGACCACTTCCACCTGAGGCAAGACCACCTGCGCCTGAAAGATTTGCAAGAGTGCTTGCGCCAAAACTAGCTGGAGCTACGGAAAACATGATTAACCAACTCCCAAACGATTACGGATGCCGCTAAAACCAGGACGCGAACCACCTTCAAAAATATTAGGTATTGTTTGCGTCTGTGCATACAATCCTTGAAGAGGGATTGCACGCATTGCATTAATTGTATCAGGGATCTTGTTAAGGGCGTTTAAACCAGCGCTGACAAGATTTGACTGAAGGCCAAAACGTTGGTTCTTTTCAGCAAGTTGCTCGTACCAAGGTCCAAGGACATCAAGCCGTTCTTTCAAGCGTTGAGGATCATTTGCTTCTCGTTTTTGTTTATCTAAGTAATAAAGCATTGCCCCCGTTTCTTTATCGCCAAACATATCTTGAAAACGCTTAACTTCTTCTGGGTCAAACGAATAACGCCCAGCAAGATTGCCTTGATTAATTTGATCGGCAAGGCCTTGCATATTTACAGTGCCGCCATAGGTTCCACCAAAGCCAGAACCATATGAAGGAATACCAGAAGTAGAGCCGCCTAATACAAAAGAGCTAGTCATGTCAATCAACCAAAGCGAATTTGAGGGGCCTGCAGAGTGGCATTTGCATATGGATTAGTGGTTAACGCGGTTTGCGTTAAACCGTAACTGCCAGCTTGTGCATCTTGCGCCAATGCACCTGCAGTCGCTAACACACCAAGTTGACCTTGGATATTGCCTTGGAGTGCCATTGCCGATTGATAACGAATGAAGTCATTGCGCTTAGCTTTTTCAAGCTCGGGCGCCATTGCTTTGTATTGATCGACCTGAGCTTGGTTGTAGAACTGAGTAAGATCTTTGATGTTGCTTGTGCGAACACCAAGTTCACGATTCAACATGCTCAAGTCTTGCTCGGTAATCTTACCGCGCATTGCAAGTTGAGTACTGAAAGAATCGCTACCAGTAGTTGGTTCACCTGTTATTTTTTGTTTTACCGACTCAACACCTTTAGCTGCTGCGCCAGGGAGCAGTGCACCAAGTCCCATCAGACCGTAACCAGCTACCTGCGCAAGAGGATGCTTGATCAATGTAAGGCCTGTGCCAACAGCGCTCAGCGCCCCTGGGGCAAGGGCACCTAGAGCGCCTGCGGGGCGATCGGCGCTAAGTTCGGAAATTGCTGTTGTTACACCTGGCACAAGAGAAGCCGCCCCAACTGCAACTGGTGCGTATTTGCCATATTTGCCCAGGAATTGCTGAGCCGCTTCTTTGCCTCGACCTATAGCTTGTCCTGTGGCATCAAGCCCTTGCTGCACACCCTGTTTAACTTGTTGACGAAAACCAGGTGTAGCGGGAGTAGTGGCGCCTTCTAAATTAAGGTTCCCACCAAAAGTTTGCTGCTGGCCGCCAAGGCCTCGGATACGCTGTAATTCAGCAAGTTCCTCAGGAGTGAGCCGGGACCCAGGTGCTTGTAGTCCTAGAACGCTGCCTGGATTATAACCGTAAGCAGAATAAGGATTCACGTCAACAACTCTACCTTTTTATAAATTCTATCACTGCATTATTTCATACTGACCAATGGTCGGTAGTTTTTGCTCGGTTGCTTTTGCAGCAAGTGCAGTGTTAGCTAAGTTACCTGCAATGATGCCAGCACCAGAACCTAATGCGGCACCTGCTAAGCCACGCTTAAAAGAACCTCCCAACTTGGGAGCAGTCCGTATCGCAGTAGCTGCACCGGCAATACCACCAACAGCCGTAGTGACAGAAGGAATAGTCACTGGGTAACCAAGGAGCCGAGCCTCTGGCACACCTTCTAAGTTTTCAGGTGTTGCTTTTACGATGCCTAGGAATCCTTTGTCTTGATAGTAGTTGCGTAGGTAATTGCCGTAGCGTTCGGGTGTTAAGGAAGGAATATCTTTTTGTGCTTCTTCATATGCAAGAGGACGTCCAGTGCGGCCAAGGAAAAAGCGTTCAAACAATTCAGGAACAGGCTGTGTTGTTTCTCTGCGATCTTCTGAACCTTCCCCTGCATAGGCTTGAGCAAAACCCTTTGGCCTAAACATTTCACCGGGATTGGCAATGTTGTATGCACCTGCTAGGGCAGTGGCTGGTACGACAACGCTGGCAGTGATAAGACCTGTCTTTGTGGGTCCCAGGGCTTCGTATGCCTCTTTACCAATGGCAGCCTTGGCGCCTGCTTCCAGGATTGCCAGAGGGTGGTTGTAACGCCAATAGATGCCTCGTGTGCCGTCATTTGTAAGGTCCGTCATCAGACGGGTAGCAAAAGCACCTACGGCTTGAACAGGTGTTTCAGAAAGAGAGACACCTAGTTTTTTAAGATTTTGATGGTACTCACCACGAAGCCCTGGAGCACTTTTAAGGATCGTTGGATTGCGTTCACCTTGTAGGTATGCAAGGCGACTGGCTTCTGCGCTTTTACTTGCACCAGTGGAAAGAGCAGTAGCACCAGTTGAAACGGCGTTTAGTAGCTGTTGGAAACCCATTATGCTGCTCCTCCCAGGGTTTGTTGAATTAGCGCTTGATCTTCAGGACTCAAGTACTGCTGCCAACCACCACGTTGATTTAACAACTGTTGGAAATCCTGTGGATCTGGTAAGCCAGCCATTTGGAAGTTGGTACCTTCAGACAAAAGCTGAGGTGTTTGCAAGTGATTAACTAATGCACGTTGTTCAACTTGTTGTGCAATCTGCTGTGGTTGTCCTGTCCCATAGATAAGTGGAGAGGTTACATAGCCAGCACCAATAGAAGCAGCGATGTTAAGTGGCGTCTCAAAACGGTGAGTGCCTTGTACAACGGTTTCTTCTCCTGTATCTAAGTTTCTTGTCCTAATAGGTTTATACGCATTAGGCCGGAGCGCACGCAAACCACCTAAAGCAAGAACGTCTGCTCCAACGTCTACAGCACCAGAAGCAAGTGCTTGCAGGGGAGTGGCACCACTAAGTAAAGACAGTCCGGTGGCAAGCCCGCCACTCATAAGGGCCGGTTTAGCGACATTTTTTAATAGTTGTGCAAAACCTGCCGCAGACGCCATGGTATTGTTTTTCTTTTATTATAGATGGCCTGATTTAAGCCTTTTTGATCTCTTCTTTGTTCTTCGTAGGTTCTTCGTTATTACGTTTAAATACCTCAGTTTTGTCTTCTGGTTTAGTTGATATCAACTGAGCAACAGACTTGTCACCTTCTGCTTCTTTCAATGCACGTTGCTCTGCTGCTGCCATCATGTAACCCTTCGGATCTGGGTTATTAACACGTGGCATTGGGTTGGAAGCACGCTTCTCTGGCTTGACGGTTGGGCTAATGCGATAGGCTTCGACCCAGATGGGAGAAAAACCTGGCTGATCTTCTGGACGCAACGCAGTATTAGGCCTGCCTTCTTCAAAGTTGTAACCTTCTTTACGTGTGAAGCGACCAATATTGGCAAACACTTCGTATTCTTCTGGTGAATCACCAACAAAGTTAAGGCCTGGATTCAGTTGTAATTTACGTGTTTGTACACGACGCAATAGGTCATCTTCTGTAAAGCGGCTTGGCATCCAGGGTGCTTTACCTGTAGATGGCTTTGATGAAAACGAATCATCAAAGTCAACTTTACGCTTTACCAGGAAGGGATCCTTGGTGAAATCAATATAACGATCTAGTGCCAGGCGATGATCTTTTGCCATTACTTCTTATCTTTACGTTTTTTCAATCCTACCAACGTCTGACGAAGCCGTGCTTGCTTCACAGTTTTTTCATCGTACTCATCTGGATTGGATAGCACGTTTTCTTGGAGTTGAGCAGTGGTGATGCCTTTACGTTTTGCTTTAGCAGTAAAGGCACCCTCCTTCATCTCCATGCCTTGGATCCACTTTTTGTCTTTCTTTTTCTTTTCAGCCATGATTAAAACAAGCGTGGTTGTATAACAGCTTCAGAAGTTAGGGGAGTAGCCCGCCCTCTTTGTAGTTTACCCATATAAGCCTCAAGCTGTTCGGCGGCTTCATCCGCAGGGGATTTAACTTGACGAGCCTTGTAACCACCTACTCCTTTAAGAGATAATTGCTGTGGTGGTACTGCTCCAGGTCTTGGTCCAGGGGGTCGTCGCGTAAATTTAGGTTCTGCAGGTGGTTGCATTTGAGCCATTTGCATGCGCAACTGAGTCATCTCATCTGGCAATATGCCACCGCGAGGATTTCTTGCTGCCTGTTGTCTAGCAGCTTTTAATACAGCTTCTGACATTAATACAGAACGACGAGCTTCTTCTGTTTTTGGTTGAGATCCAAGACTTTCAATAGCCATGCCACGAATAATTTCTTCATAGCCTGGTGCAACAGGAACATCACCCTCTGGAGCGGCTTGGGCTAAACGCATTGCCTCATCGACAATTTCTTGTTCCGTATAAATGGGTTCAGAAGGTTTACGTGTTTCATCTGCAGCAGGATCTAAATCACGTCGAATACCATAGCGATCAATGGTGCCGCCAACGCCAAGCTCACCTTTAATAACAGTGCGAACGGGAAGAACTTGCTTGGTATCAATGCGTCCCAGGGGATGTTGTTCAACGTAGGACGTTAAGAACTCTGTTTCAGTCCTGGGGCTTTCCCATGTAGAAGCTATGCCTCCTGTTTCAGGATCAAAATCTCGAACACGAGTTTTTTGACCGCCTTGTTGAGCTTGACGTATTGCATCTTCTGTTTCACTGCGTGCACCAGCGGTATAGCCAGCTACATTGCGACCGCCACCACCTTTAGGTGTTAAGTCAACCATTTTGCGTTCTGAACGCAATTCCATGGTTTCTGGGATAAACTCACCAGTTTCTACGTCAAGTTCACCAAAGACACGATTGGCTTCACCGGACCAGTTCTCAAGCGTCGTTGGATATTTTTTCTCAATGCCAGCAATGCTTTCTGCAATTTGCTCTTGTGCACCTTTAATACGTGCATTAATTAAATTCAATTCGTTTTGTCGATGGCTACCAAGCTCGGGTCTTTGCCAAAGAGTACGAAGATTTTGAAGTTCATTCTCCAGAGTAGATACTACATCTCCCTGGCCTGAATTCTTGGCAACTTCAAGCTGAGGAAGAATTTCATTCGCCCGTTGTTCAACAAGAAGCCGACGTTCTTTTAAGATCTGATTTCGTTTTGGTTCAAGTTGTACACGTAGGTTACCAAGCCAATCAAGGGCTTCTCCTTTTTGTGTTTGATAGTAATCTTCCGCAGCTAACGCGGTATTTTCTGTAATGACTGGTTTACGAATATCCGCAATATTGACACGGCCCATACCTGGGACATCAACCTCAATGTTAGAGGTAAGCCCACGTGCAACAATTTCTTCATCTGGATAATAAGAAGTTACAAAAGGCGCAGACGATTCAAAGCCAGCTTGTTTAGCCTCTGGCATGTTTTCAAAAGTTTCAAACGTTACAGGGGAAAGTCCAAAGCGTTTAACTTTTTCTAGAAGTTCTGGAGAACCAGTTTGAGCGTATAGCTCCAGGGCTTGACGCCGAGCTGTGTATAAAGAACTATATTCATATGCCCCTTTACCAAGACGATTTGCTAATTCTGCTTCAACACGAGAAGGAGTAACAGGAAGATCTTGCTCTCCAAGCTGAGACGCAATTTCTAGACGTTCACGTTCCAGGAAGCGCTGAGCGGAAGAGCCTCCTGCTCGCGTAACATCTAGGTCGCGTTGCGCAGGTTTTGTAAAAGCACGTTCAACAGCTTGATCAAAACCACCATCTGCAGCTTCGGTTGCTTGAACAGCAACATTAGGTTTTTGCGTTTGTTGAATTGTTGTTAAGTCAACAGTCGATTGTGGAATTGCTGTTGGAGCACCCCAGGGATCAGCCACTTTTGAAGGGGCAGGAGCTGTTGACCGCAAAGGAGTCTCTTTGGCCGTGGCAAGATCAGTCAGATTCACACCCGAGGGGGCTTGTGGTGTTTTTTGTGCCTTTCGTCCACGTAATGCACGGACGCCAAGGAACCCACCACCTAAAATGCCAGCGCCGGCAAGTGCGGCTCCCACGGCACCAAAGAGATTGCCACCTTGATCAGGTGCTTTGAGCTGATTACGGCGGAATTCCAGGACCTCTGGGGCCATTTCAGCCCTTTCTTCCGGATCTTCTGGTACCGGCACCCCGGTTGCACGGCTGTAAGCGTAAAAATCAGCGGGTGCTAGTGCCATGGGTCCTTTATTTGCTTATGTGATCCTGTTATTTGTATTTTAGGGTATTAAAACGCACGTAGATGCGTTAAAGTAGTAGCAGAAGACGTAAGAATACCCTGAACCTAGGGATTTAACACGAGATGAACCCTAAAAACCGGGCAGAACGCGTTGTTGCGTTAGATGCAATTACCGAAGAAGCAGAAAAGTTAGCGGCAAGTGGTGCTGATCCCCTTACCCTCAAGAGTTTTACGATTGGTGCCAGGAAAGAACTAGCTGATCAACGGCCTGATGTGGAAAATTACTTTGATGCAGCCGTTGCTGCAAAGAAAGCAAAAAACAGTTTTTAATTTTAGGTAACACAAAAGTAAATTCACATACAGCCGGGGATAACACCCCGGCATTTTTGTCTGTAAATTAGGGTAAAACCTTAAATAGCGCGACACTTTTTAAGTTTTGGTACGTTGTGGTACAAAAGAAGGCCCCCTATAGGGTCAAAAAAGGATAAAAAATTATCTGAGCCTTCTCCAACACCCCACGCGTAGCGAAAGGTGTATAGAAAAAAAGAAAGGTGGATAGGGTATCAATTATTGTTCATCGAAAGTCCCTGACTACGTTGAGGGGATGGAAGATGAAGAAGAGTTGAGATAACGGGGGCTGCGCATCCGTAGAACGCAGAGTACCATCGCGTTTAGATCAATGCAACTGACCAAGGAAGAGCAGAAGGTTGTTGATTTTGACAACCGTTGTCAGATGGTTGCCAGCTATCTGTGGGAAGGTAAGTCTGTCACGATGACTGCTTCGCAGTTGGAGTGGTATGACGTAACACCGCACCAAGTGATAGGTGAGCTAGCAGGATGGCTGCGTTCAGAAGAAGCAGAGGCTTGCTGGGAAGCAGAGCATCTGTATCGTGGCAGCCGCCGTGAGCGTACACATGTTGTTTACTGCACAAAGTGCGGAGACAAGTATGTGTTCAAGGCAAAGGTTGTCAAGGTATCTGACTACGTTTGAAGGTTAACTCTTCCCCTGGTGAGAGCCAGGGGTTCATTTAGCCCTTAACACCTACTTCGTTGATAAGTATTCTTAATACTTGCTTCGTTTGATACGAATTCGTATCGCGCGCGACCTCATTTAGGCTACAGCCGGCTGTTGGTCTTACAGAACAGTTACCAGGATCTTTCGTCAAGCTGGACGTTAAACGTAGCAGACAACTCGGCGGTCGGTCACGACCTTGGCATCCACACTTCAGTGGTGTAAGACCAAGCTCACCCTACGGAGTAAAACCGTGACCAACACCACCATCGCCACCGTTCGTCAGATCGATTGCGTCGACATCACTGAGATGTCACGTGATGAGATCTTCGATATGTGTGGCGTACCGTCTCGTGAAGAGGCTGGCGAGAACGTCATGCTCCAGGTCCTTGACCTGCTTGAGTATGGCCGTAGCCAGACACTCAACCGAGACCAACTCCAGGTCATCAAGTCCTACGTGGACGAGATGCTTGGAGACAACTGATCCGTTAAAGCGGGTTGGGAGGTGCAAACCCTCCCACAGTTATTACCCCCAGCGGAGATGGGTACCGCATACACGGAGAACACCTGTGATTGACCTGACTACTGGTTGGGTGCCACACCCTGGTGTACCTGGTGGTTTTCACCTGGTTTACATCGATAGCCTAGTTGGCGAGATTTCTATCGTCACTGGACCCAAGGGTTCAGGACTGATGGCAGCCAACGATCCAGGCTCAGAGACTACGTATGAAGCGTGGTTTCCAGGTATGTGTGACCCTATCGGCTACCTGACACTTGCCGAATTGCAAGGCATCATCAAGTTCATGCGTCAGCGTGAGCAAGAACACCTTGCTTGGCAAGATGAAGACTGAGTCCGTATAAGCGGCATTGGCAGGTGCAATCCCTGCCTTCAGTATTGCCACAATCCCGTGGCATTTTACGACACTAACTCATGACTTACTACGTCATCATCAAGCATCACGACGAATTCTCTCAGTCCTACCTTCAAGGCTGTGAGCAATCGTTTGATACTGAGCAGGAAGCTCAGGACTACATTCAAACATTTGAGGATTGGGAACAAGATCTTCTAGAGATTGATTTCAATCCTTTCTGAGTACCAGGCTAGATGCTGGGGGATCGAATCCCCCACTCAGTATTGCCACAATCCCGTGGCATTTACACCAAACGACAGTGACTCAACGCATTGCAACTTACGTGATCATCGCTGCTTCCATCATGGGTATTGGTGGGCAAGCCGTTATCTACTTCACAGATAAGGCAACTGCTCACCAATGCATCAACCATGACTGGCCTAAGGAGCATGACACACTCCACCGTAACTGGTGCATCACCAACGGTTACGACATCTGAGTCCGTATAAGCGGCATTGGCAGGTGCAATCCCTGCCTTCAGTATTGCCACAATTCCGTGGCATTTACTTAACACAACACCATGCAAACACCTGCACTGGTTTACAAACCATCTGCTGAGAAACAGTACCGCGTCACATGGTACGGCGGCGAATCAACCATGCTTCGATTCGAGAAGCTATGGAATACATTCGACCCCGATACCGATGCTACATACCAGGAATGGTTGGAGCGTGACGTACGTACTCTTGGCGGTGGCATCCCTAGTTCCATGAAAGAGATGCTGATGGAAATGGAAGACTATTACCATTACGGCATCGAAATGGAACAAGAACGTAAGCGTCAGCTTATGTGATTCCTGCTCTAAGGGGCTTCGGCCCTTTACTGCAGGATTCAATTCCTGCTCCTATACCACACAACACCATGACTGCACTGAACATTCGTAAGAACCTTGCGTCAATCCTTGTCAATACTGCAGCAGCAGTTGAGAATGCCAAGGTGCCTACCAAGGCAGGCATGACGGAGAAGCTGAACGAGTATCGTACTCGAGCAGCGGCACTCATCATGCCGAACGACATGGCATTCATCATCCAACCCAAGCAAAGTAACTGATTCATGCAACGCAACTACTTCTCTGACGCCTGTGTTGCTCTCATTCTTGGCACTGGTCTGGGTCTACTCGCTTCTGTTGGAGTACAGAAAGTTCTCAACAGACACTACCAGGCAACGTGCCATGATCGACCAGGACACAATCTGATCTACGTCCAAGGATTCCTTGGCGATACGTACTACTGCATCAACAGTAAGTACATGAACTGATCTCTGCACTCAAGCCTTCTCATCCTTGTGATGAGCGGCTTTTCTGCAGGGTTCTCCCTGCACTACACCACACGACACCAACTGGAGACCATGACTCCTAAAGCTGTTGAATATCTCCTGACCCAAGACGCTCGTCTGCTTGCCAGGAGAGATGCCCCTTGCATCGACCAAGAGCTTGAGGCGCAGCGTCAAGCTGCTCTCGAGTTGTTCTTCGAGTGGCAAGACGGTATGCGTCAATTCCAAGACCTTGTTCCCTTCGTTGCCATCGTGCAGCGTAAGGTAGATCTCAACCGGGATCTGCTGCGGTGGGAACGCAAGCAACTGGAACAAGACTGACGACTACACTGAGGGGCTCCGGCCCTTCTCTGTAGTCCTCAACAAGGGCTACTTACCAATGCACACAACACCAATGACAATCACGATTAGTCCCAGAGAAATTACAGATGCTCAACAGATGTTGAACATCGAACCAAACGACTGTTACCTGGAGTTTACTCAAGGTACTGTCTATCTCTGTTGGGTTACCGACAAGGAGACAGCTCAGATGTATATCGACAACCTCTTCGAGTGTGTCGATGTCAAGTTGTACGGCAATTGGGTAGACATCTACGGACAACACGAACGTGAAGTCCCAGTGTCGTTACCCGATGTCAAACTGTTTGACTGCCGTTACATCCTCGCTACTAACTGACATGAAGACGATCTATTCCATGGGCAAAGGCAAGTATGTGATCCTCGATTCTTATAGTGAGACTCATGAGAATCGTCTTGGATCTATTGCTATTGCCCTCCTCGCACTCCTCCTTGCCACCATCAGTGGCATGGCACTTGTGGGTGTGGATCTTACCAACATCAATCCACAGCCCGTCAAAGCACAACCTACAATCACTCGCTGACATGACCACACAACTCAAAGAACACACCGAAGTACTTGAGGCACGCATCCAATGCCTGATCGACAAGCTGCTTGCACAGTACGCTAAACAGTACGGAGATGGCGGCATTGCATTTGACATGGTCAAAGGCGTCAAGTACTACAAGCTCATCCAACGTGACGTCAAGCGCTCAACGTTGAATGGCAACACTGGTGCCTGCGTACATGCATTCATTCATCGCCAGACTGGCTGTGTCTTTAAACCAGCAAGCTGGAAGGCACCAGCTAAGCACGTACGCTACAGCCTCATGGACGACGTATCGTTTGCCACCTGCATCCAAGATGCAGATTGGGCGGGAATGTATTTATATATGAAGTGACCAACACATGGGCATCCACTATTGAGAATCATTCGCAAGAGTGGTGTAAGTCCCATGTTCAACTGTCCACCTACCTCAACTCAACATGGGCGCACTCATGGATCAGACTGAAGACAACAAGCGGTATCACCTCATCATCAACGTTGATGAAAAGTATGCAATCGTCAACGCACTAGCTTTCTATCATGCACACCATACCCTGGGTGCATTGATGGATGAAGACGAGCGTGAACAATACATGCTCGCATTCCAAGAAGATGGCCCAACCTTTGTTGATCAACTAGCAACAAAGATTGCCAACACCTTCTGATCCCTGGGCAGCACCGACATAATTACGGTGTGTAAGTCCCAGGGTTTACTGTCCATTTACTCAGCTCAACCCATGCTCAACTTCATATGCACTATGACAGTGTGCATTCAACAGTACCTTGGTACTGGCTACGTTACATTCTCAGATGGACAACGTTTCATCTGGGATGGATCTAACCAAGACTACGCATGCACCAGTACATCACATGTGTATTACTGTGCACGTATTCAATTACCTCAGTACTTTATTCAACGTTAGCTATTGATAACGATAACCAGGATTCCTTCTAATGTACTCTTCTGTTTGTTGTTCCATCAACTTACGTCCTTCGGACAGTGGAACATCAACAGGAGGACCCATCAAAGTAAGAGGAAGACGTTGATCTAATCCGTATCCACGATACGGTATAGCTGTCTGTTCCTCTTTTAATGGCGTTTCTTTATCTCGTTGATATTTACTCAAATCATATGCCATAAACGTACGCTGCGGCAAAGCAACTGGATTTGTTTCCTCTAAGAATTGTGTCATCATTATTGGATTACTAATTCTACTTTCTTTAGGAGTTCCAAAATTGAAGGTAGCTTGAATGCTTTTATCTCCTGCCCATGTACCTTTTATGCCAACTGGTCCAACATTTATATTTCCACCCATTGGATTAAATCCAGCAGACCAACCTTTGTTAGAGCGAAGATTTAATCCACCAGGTGTTAACTGCACACTTCCAGTGTCATCTGCTAAGCCAATGCCTTCTCCTGTGAAAGCACCAATCAATTGCTGAGCACCAGGATGATGACCACCTTGGCCGCTCATTGGATCATATCCAGGGGTGTACTGTGCAGGATTAGCTGTCACAGTATTCAATAATCCCTGGAACGCAGCACCAATGTTATCTTTATTTATCTCCTGCCATCCCAAGGGATTTGTTTGCCTGAGATTTATGCCAGGATTAATTTCATCCTTGAAATCCCTGGACCCATAACCAGGCGGCACAAATCCTTTACCAGCTAACTGCATTGGTATTGGCATATACAACATGCGTGTTGTATTCATAATACCAGGGGGCTGCGCATCCTATAAACGCAGACACAATCTCAACTCAAACCATGAGAGACCCTAACTTTATTGACGAGCAGCGCAACGCTGACTACCTTGACGCAATGGCTGATCTTGCATACCAGCAGGAGCAAGCCATGCGTGAAGAATACGAACTCAACCCACCTGAACTGGAGATCTACGATGACCAAGCCTAAGTACACACTGCGTCAAGCATGGGATGACGGTGACATCATCGTCATCCTGATCGCAATCATTTCAATCATCGTCACGGAGTTTGCATCATGTCTTACATCTCAGAACTCAAGAAGTTCTACCCCAAGTCCTACAAAGCACGCTTCGCAATCAATGCCTACAACGTGCACAAGTACTTCGAGCACAAAGACCCAACGGTCGTCACGATCCACGAAACCTACCTCAGGTACGGCGGACCCGAAGAAGGAGGTTGGTACTACACCCAAGGAGAACCTCTTGTTAGCCACTGCATCTTCTCCAAAAGGCAAGCGGTCCAGGTCTACGTCAAGTACTTCGAAGAGTACGAGATCGAAGACCAACGTTCTCTTGGAGATACGACAACTCGATCCAACATCGACATCAGTTTCTCCAACGAACTAGCTAAGGCATACCCTGAATCCCGTCCGTACTACTGCTGATCAATGCAAGCAACTGCAACACCTGCACTCAGTATCAATCAACGCAATCTCTATGCGTACTACCTCAATCACAAGAAGAAGTATGGGAACACACCATGCTTCGTACCTAAACTTCCATCGCAAAGCTCAAGGCTTGAGCAATATTTCCAGGCCTTGGTGAGACTGGAAGAATACGGATTGATACGTGTAGACAGAAGCAGTGCTAACTACACTGCATGGATCATGCTCGCACCTAAGAGCGCATGACGTAGGTATTTATACTTAATATTGTTCGCTATTCGCAAATAGCGAATACATGCCAATACTTCAGTCATAGCCTCAATCCTGGGCAGCACCTACATAAGTACGGTGTGTAAGTCCCAGGTTTTACCTCAACCTCAACTCCACATCAACCATGGCTTACCCTGAAATCAACTGGACAAAGAATGAGTACAAGCAACTGGAACAGGCTTTGGACATCCTCAAAGCTGTCATTGAACGTGAATCAAAGCGTCATCAAATGGATGAGCATTTGGTCCCAGGGGACAATGATATTGTTCAAGAAGCAATCGGCTTGCTTGAAGAGATCATTGACTACGATCCAACACCTAATGAATCTGGGGAACCACCCATGACAATGAATGAAATGCACAGTGCTGCATGGAAAGAACACCAGGAAATGCATCGATAACATCAGATAGTACACATGTATTCCCCCCTCACACTCCCCCAAGGAGAACCAGGGGGGACCCTTCTATATACATAAGTACTTCCTATGCATTACATCTCTTAATACATGCTTCAGTACTTGCATACCCTGGTAGACTTACACAGTCTTCTAGACCACACATCAATTCAACTCACATGACAAACCCAAACACTCCTCGCATTCCTGATTCAATTGACATCCAACGTCTTCAAGCTATGCAGCTTGTAGCCAAGATGAAAGAATCAGCTGAGAAACATGGCATTGGTTTCATCGGGGGCTTTATATCCCCCGATGGACAAAAGTTTGTTATGACAAACATGGATGACGATGATGCCATGGCACTCATGCCGGAGGATCTCAAGTGACTAAGAAATCTCCCATTAGTTTTGATCGCACCATTCATGGTGTGAACATCACTGAACATGGTATCAAGTCAGTAAGTAAACAGATCAAGCTTGGACCATTCCAACTGACTGTCAACGCCAGCCCCAATGGCGTCAAAGGATCCGTCAGTATCCCTGGCACAGGCTTGAGCATTCCAGGTATAAAACTTTTATGAAAAAAATTATTATTCCTGATCAAGAATATCTAAATTCATTGCTTATTTATAAGGATGAATTTGGTTCGCTTCATTGGAAAAGTCAACCTGGTAAAAGATGCAATAACACTAAAGATAGAGCTGGCTGTTACAACAGTAAGGACTATCGAGTTATTCGTATTGATTCCAAGCTTTACCATGAGCATCGAATCATTTGGGTCATGCAGAATGGAAGTATTCCAGAAGGCTATGACATAGATCACATTGACAGGAACAAGGTTAATAACCGAATTAACAATCTAAGGTTATTAAATCGATCTCTCAATATTATTAATCAGAATAGTAAAGGTGTTTCATATGACAAAGAGCGTAACAAATGGAAGGCACAATTAACATACAAAGGTAAACAAATTATTAACAAACGTTTCAATACAGAAGAAGAAGCTTTGTTTGCATATCAAGAAGCAAAGAACATTTTATTTCAAACATTAAATTAATCTAAAGATCCTGGGCATCCTTACGGTGTAAGTCCCAGGTTTTGTTCACCAACTCAACTCAACTCATGTCTGCTTACGTCGACTATCTCAACATGTTTGATCGCATCAATCTTGCTGACTGCGCAAAGCGCAGAGCAAGTGCAAATGTTCTAGATGAAACACGATTCAATGGCGAGTACGACACAGCACGTCTGTGGATGAAGTACCGCCTCATCAAGACCACCCACCATTCCTACGTAGAGGACAACTGATGACAGTCCTTGCAATCGAACATACCTCATTCACTGACACTCATGTCACAGTTACAGCAGTTGTTGACGACATGCGCCTGCTCTATCGGGCGACTCGCTTTGACCCTGAAGAGTGGGCTCCTGCATTGTGCAC